CTTAACTAAAGGAGTAAACCATGACTAACGTCAAAACATATTCGCTCAACAGCGAGTCGTCAAAGCAAGTAGACCATGTCCATATGAAAGCCTTTTTGGCTCCCGGACAGGAACGGCTACTTCGAAGCAATATCAAACAGGCTATTAGTCTGAATGCTAGAGCATCTTCTTTGTCGAAAATACAGCTAGAAGCTGCAGTTGGCCATACGTATCACATAGTGATACGAAAAGCCAGACTTACTAGAACCACTAGAATTCCACCATCAAAAAATGGTGGATTAATTGGTGATCGTCGATCTCATGACTTAAAGCTCGTAATGAGCCGTCAGTCTTGGGTGACTTTGGTCGCCTATCTAGTAGAAAGTACTCCGTCGGCGGATGCTCGCTTAGTTGCGTTCATCTTACGATACGGATATCTTCCGGTAAGTTATGTTAAGACGTTAAATGGTAAAGCTATACCCGATTTCTACTGGTTCTGTAAAGAACTTAGATATTGGATTATAGTCGGGGCTATAAACAATGGAGGGTCGCAGACGTCTGTGCATTTTAATGATAACATTAAAGTGTACGTTAATCTTGCTACTAATTCTATTGTTTACCTCGAACTCCGTTAGTCAAGGCTATGCTTACCTAGGGTAACCTAGGAGTGACTTAGAATGTCACAACTCGAGAAGAGTTCCACTAATCAAGAAAGGAAAGATCCATGCCAGTGATTTCAATTGACCGGAAGACTAATTCTGGTTACTCTCGTAATCAGGATTGGTACAACGGAACGAAGGCTGTCGACACTATTTCTTATGGTGCTCAGTCTTCTCACGTGAAGTTCACGAAGACATGGGTTAGAACCCCTGATTACGCTCTAAAAAAGCGCAAGCGCACGTTACCAGACAATCCATATAGCTCGTCCTATGAGTTAATCTCATCGGGTAAGTATTATTGGAATATGTTCAGTGCGTGGGATAAGACTTATACTGGTGTCAGATTTGGCACTCAGCAACCGCTTATTCTAAATGGTGGCTACGGGCAATATCTACCGATCCCGGATCGAGTATTTACTGAGCTTGACGGCGTTCGCAGGAACAAGTTACTTTCTAAAATTAAAAATCAGAAAGTTAACATGGCTCAAGTGATCGGCGAAAGGCATCAGTTATATTCGATGATGAACCTTACGGTAAAGCGAATCAGTACTAGCTATATTCTCATGCGAGAAGGACGTCTCGACCTAGCAATCCGTGCCCTCGGAGCCACTCATAATATGAGAGCTCTAAGAGACATGCGGATTCTATTGGGCGATGACAAACGTAAGCATGAGAGTTTGGCTAGTCATTGGTTAGCATTACAATACGGTTGGAAACCTCTTATGTCCGACTTAAAGGGATTCGCTGAGCAATTAGCGTCTACCCATTTAGGCGAATGTAAAGTTTCTGCTAGGACGATGGATATCAGAGGACTCACGGATACGCAAACATTAAAAGGAACCTTTGGTAGTTCTTCACCTTATGCTGATGCCACATGGGATCAGATCTGGAAAAGAAAGACCATTTTGAAAATCGCTTATAAGGCGAAGTTTCTCGGCTACCTAAATCCGAAAGCGTATTTGGGTCGATTAGGCTTAACAAACCCGATCGATCTTGCGTGGGAACTCTTACCGTTGTCATTTGTAGTCGACTGGTTCCTACCGGTAGGCAGTTTCACCAACAATTTAGATTCGACCTCAGGTCTGATCTTTATGGGTGGAACTAAGTCTACCATTAAGGAATATCAGCTAGATTACTCAGCGACAACGATTCCACTTAGCATGATGCCAACGGCGCCTTGGCCTATTGTTGGTATGCGTACTGGTTCACAGAAGAAGATCGAAATTGAGAGAAAAGTACTGACGGATTTTCCTTATCCGGCCTTACCATCTTTCAAAGATCCATTCTCGACCACGCATAACGCAAATGGGCTAGCGCTAATGAAAGTGCTATTCAACCCGTTCGAAGGTGACGGCAAATGGTCAAAGAGAGCAAATGTCTCTCTGAACACTGTTATCGGAACCTTGGGCGGAATAACCATTCTCAATGATCTTAAAAGAAAAGACATTGATTAACTTCCAGGAGGCCTTTATGGGCGCGATTGCCAATATTGCAATCTTAGATGGTCAGGCAGTGCCTGTATCTAAAACTTTCAACCCTATCAACATCAAAAATGATGTTGCTATGTACGCGGACCGCTCTGGCGGGATAAGCTTGGGAAATCCGGCGATCACTATTAGTGTTCGTCAGCCTACCAGCAAATCTCGCTTGTGTAAAGTCATCGCAAAGGTTGTAACACCCGTGCTTGAGGTTACGGCTCCTTCGACGGCGTCAGGTATTCAGCCTGCGCCAACGTTGGCCTATAATCTCATTTCTTATCATGAATTTGTTCTACCGGAGCGCAGCACACTTGCTGAGCGTAAAAATATCCTAGCTTTTGCTAAGAATTTGCTCAGCCAGTCTGTGATGACTTCGGCAGTTCATGATCTTGAATCTGTCTATTAATTAGTAGACAGGAGCACGCCATGATAACTGAGTTATTACGGAAGAAGGACCATGGCAAAGAACCAGGTCCATCTCTGGATAAACTACCTTTGAAGGTGACATACAATGCTATCCATTCTTTTCTCGAAGCTCTTGATTGCCCTCGCAGTCTCGCTATTTCTATTGTGCTATCTAGCATTACTGCTGGTAACACTTCTGATAGTAGTGAGCTGGAAAATCTAGTTGATATCGATCCGTTATGGTATCGATATGCAGAAGATTTTCGTGAGGCATACGTAGCTGCACAGTTTTTATCAAAAAACCGGTTCATTCCGAGTCATAATGATAGAAAGGCCCTTGCGTTTGAAAAATTCGAACGATTTGAGGATCAATGTGCTGATACTAATTCACGGTTAACTTCGTATTTTACGAGTGCGCATAAAAACGCTACTCTCGTTGCGCTCCATCACGGAACGTTTCGGAAAATATGTAGAATACTTGGTAAACCTATTAGTGCTGAAGAGTTTTTTGAATGGGGCGATTGGGGTCCAGGTGTGACTCAGGCTTTAAAAAGCAACGTTGCATCAAAACCAATAAAATATCGGTCTGAAACCGGTATATCCAGAGACCTTCTCGAATTTCTGAAGCCGCTGTTTCCAAAAGCGTATCCCCTATGGGCAGATTACGCCTCTTTGACAGAAACAGCGACAATTCAAAATTTGTCGAAGGTGATCACAGTACCGAAATCTTCGAAGATTGACCGGGTGATTTCAGTTGAACCAGGGTTTAACCTGTTTTTTCAGAAGTCTCTCGGAAAATACATTAGAAATCGGTTAGGTAGGTGCGGAGTGGACCTTAACTCTCAAGACAGGAATCAGGAGTTAGCGAAACAAGGAAGCATATCGGGACATCTTGCCACAGTTGACTTTTCGTCAGCAAGTGACAGTATCTCTGAAAAGCTAGTTGAGACGCTTATTCCCAATCACCTGTTTAGGTTGTTAGAGGTAACGCGCACTAAATATCGCGTCAAAGACGGAAAGGCTGTCCGCTGGGCGAAATATTCGTCCATGGGGAACGGCTTTACGTTCGAATTAGAAAGTCTGATTTACTTTGCTGCGGCTTGTTCAGTATGCGAGCATCTGAACTTGAGCCAGCAAGAAATATCGGTTTTCGGAGACGACGTTATTATTCCATCTGAGGCTTATTCTCTCTTCTGCGAATTTGCTGAATTCCTTGGGTTTACGGTCAATCGGTCGAAATCATTTTCGACTGGTTGGTTTCGTGAATCCTGTGGATCGCATTTTTTCGGAGGTCTTAACTGTAAACCAATCTTTCTCAAGGAGAAGCTACATGGACTCAACGAAGTTGTCAAATTGGCTAACAACGTTAGGAGGCTG